ATGTCCGATCAAGCAAAGCTCGAGCGCGCACTGACGCTCAAGGAAGCGGCCGAGCTCTTGAGGGTGTCGTACAGCACCGTCTATGCTCACAAGGAATCGCTCGGCTTCTTCAAAGTCGGCGGAGCATGGCGAGTTTGGCCCGAAACGCTGAGAGACCTAGGCTCCCGCACTACGGATTCAGGCGGAAACGCGGACGGCGGGCGCAACATCCAGGGGCGCAGCGCTACGCTACCGCAAACGAGCCGCGTAGCTTGGGACGACTACGATTCAGCTCGTAAAGCAGCCATCGAGCTCGACAAACTGCTGCAAAAACGCCCGGATAATTCGCGTCGCGGCAGGGACTCATAACGTGCCGGAACACCAGCCATAGATGCGGTGCGCGCCGCGACTCTTCGTCTATACTTTGACTCTGCTGATACGATGCCGGACCAGACCGGCTTACGGAAGTAGTTAATAAATCAACAAAGAGACCATGAAAGCCATTACTACCATCGCGATTGCGGCACTTCTCGCTGGCTGCTCGGCTGTATCGACTCTTCCAGATGGTCAGCACTGGGCTGATGCTCATCGATGGGAACTGCGGGCCGGCACAATGACGTACACGCAGTTCTACAGCGGGATTCTCGATGCGCTCGGACCGCCCGACAATAACCCGATCAATAATATCGCTCGCGAGCGCGTTCGAACGATGATCAAGGTCGCGCAGGCGTATGAAGCCGGAAAACTTTCGCTGAGCGACCTGCAGGAAACCGAGCGCGAGCAATTGGACGGGATGCAGGCGGATTTGAACCGTGACGCTGCTGAAAAGCAGGCTGCGGCTGAGCGCAGTGCTCGCGTTTCCGCGGCGTTGAATAACGCTGCGGTGATCATGCAGAATCAGCAGATAATCAACAAAATGAACCGGCCCGTCGTCACGAACTGCAGCAGATTCGGAAACAACGTGACCTGTTCAACCTTCTAACGCGCTACTGATCATCCTCCGGACGCAGTAGCGCCGCCCGGATCCGCGCCAACGAGCTCGGCGACGTCCGGGCTCGCGCTCAGGTGGACGGCAGAAAGGTGAAACTGTAAGTCGATCCTACGTCACCGAGGAAACCGCCGCCGGTCGATGTGCCCCACGAATTGGGGCTGTCGGGGGAAAATACCGCCGATTGCCCGAGCGAGTTGTTGATGACCAGGATGTTTCCGCCCCATGTCGGCGTCCCGGAGAACGTCAGGCGACAACCGCCGCGGATAGCGCTAGCGACAGTAACAATCGTCGCCCCGAAGAATGGCGCATTAACGTCCACGGCTGTCGTAGGCGGATTCGTCCCACCGTTACGCGGCGTCAGATTGCCATCGAAACGGCCCGTCTTGCCGCGCAGATCGCTGAAGCTGATCGTTCCACTCGGGCGACCGGCCAGCGCGCGCACCCATCCATGATTCAGGTTGAGCCCGGTCGCGCTGATCCCGAGCTCGGCCGCTATCTGCGACATGCTGATTTGTCCGGTCGGGAGCGTCATTTTCCTGCCTCCAGTGCCGCGACGCGCTCGTCGAGCTCCTTCAGCGCCTCGGCGAGGAGCGCCGTCATATTCGCGTACGCGATCGACTTCATGCCCTTCTCGTCGGTGTGCACGACCTCAGGCACGATCGGCTCCACGTCCTGCGCGATGAAGCCCATGTGCCGCGTCTTGTCCTTTGAGCGGCGCCGCGTGAACGTCACGCCGACCAGTTCGCGTACCTTCGCCATCGCGCCCTTGATGCGCTTGATGTTGGACTTCACGCGGCGGTCGGAGAAGCCTTGAATATCGCCGCGCGCCCAGAAGTTACCGTTGTTGTCGAACCACCCGAGCTCAGCATTGTAGGCGTCATTGATGAAGCGAATTCGGCCACCGCCATCACAATTAATGATGTCTGTGTTGTTACTGCTGTCGGCCGTGAGCTGCATTGCAATGTGGTACGTGCCGTCCGTTCGCTTGAAGTAAATGCCGCGCGAATTGCCAAGCCGCACAATGCCGTTCATGCAAGTGAACGCTTGACCGTAAAAGTCGAGATTGCCTTGCCCAGTGGCCGACCCGCCGCCGATCGAGATGAGCCGAACGTCGTAGTCGTTGCCCGATCCGGATGAGTGGAAATCCAGGAAAGGCGTGCTAACCGTGGCTGCATTTCCGATTTCGGCCCAGGGGAAATTGACCCCGCCGTTAAACCACGACTGGCCGCTGACCGTGCCGCCGGTGCGCGGCAGGAAGCCCGTCGCGACAAACTTCGTGCTCGCCGCGTTATCGGTCGAGTCGCCCACCGCGCGCGTCGGCACACCGACGTTGCCGGTGAAGGTCGGACTTGCCTTCGGTGCGCCGCCGAGATTCGCGAGCGCAGTTGCGGCGTCGGCCACGTCCGACAGATTATTCGCCTTCTTCAACGCGTTCGCCAGCGTCGCTGCAGCATTCTGCTCACTCACCGACGCAGCCGTCGCGGAGTTTGCAGCGCTCGTTGCCGACAACGAAGCGGACGATGCACTCGATGCAGCACTGCTTGCGGAACCCGCCGCATCCGTCGATGCCGCTTGCGCAGCCGTCGCGTACTGCGATGCATGCTGTTCGCTCGTTGATGCCGCGGCCGCGCTCGCCGCCGCCCGAGTTGCAGAATCCGCGCTCGCGGCAGCCGATTGCGCCGCTTGGCCAGCGGAATCGAGTGCGCTGTTTGCGCTATTCGTCGCCGTTTCGGCCGCCTGCTGAGCGAGAATACGGTCCGCGTGCGTTTCAGCCGCGCTGGATTCGATGAACTGGCCGAGAATTGCCTGATAGGTCTCGGTGTCGTCGGACAGGATGAGAGAAAGTTCCATGTCAGCTCAGCGGAGATTGTTCGATTCGGATATAGACGGGCGGCCCGAGCACAACGTCGCCCGTCGACAGAGTGAGTCGCACATCGATGCGCGCCTTCTGTGGCGACCAGCCAGCGGTGGAATCGGCCGTCAGCGTGAGCAGCCCCTTTGTGACGTCGAGCCATTCGACATTGAGCGCTGCAATCTGCTTCTTGCCCGCGCTGTCGAACAGCACGGCCGTCAACGTCGACCCGGTGAAGTCGGCCGGCGCGCCATCTTTCTGCAGGCCACCGACGAGCTTGAACGTCGATCCGATATAGACGGTCAGCATCTTCAATCCCCCTGCCCTTCGATGAGCGACGGCCGTTCGGTGATGTCCACTACAGGGCGCCCCTGCGGAATGCCCGAGGCGATCGCGAAAAATGCGGTATTCAGAGCGGTATTGAGCCCGTCTTGCCGCTGGACGACGTCGTTGCGCATCGACTCGACGGCAGCCTGAACACCGCGCGTCTGCCGTGCGCCTTCGGTCATCATCACCGGCAACCACCGCACGGAGCAGTCCCAGTGATCGACATCGCGGCCGGTCTGCGGATCGCGGCCGACGACATGGGCGAACCACGCGCATTCGTGCTCGAGACACGGCTTCTTGAGCAGTGGGCACACAACTTTTTTCGCTTTCGTCATTGCTTCACCGCCACGATGCAATCGGCGTACTTGACCTGCGGGGCGCGGTACGTATGGTTGTGTGCAGCGTTGCCGCCATTTGCCTGAATACTGATACCGGTACCAGAGCCGTAGATGCTGATGCCGGTTCCGGAAGCACTAAGCCAGATGCCTGTGCCGCGCACAGTCGTTTGCTTGGTGCCACGGCCGCCGCCGTTCAAGTTGATCTCACCGATATAGCCATCGCCGACGGCTGTATTAATGTCGTGATTGTGGCCAGGATCATTCACACCATGCGAATGGCCCGGATCCGCTACCCCATGCGAATGGCCGGGGTCATTCAAGCCGTGTCCGTGCGACGGCATTTCGGCAACCGTCAGCGCATGACCGTCAACTGCGAATTGGCCGCCCCAGTTCCAGCCGCTCCAGCCAACTGTGCCATTCTGCTTGCCGACAGACTGATTGAACCGCATCGCGCAGTCCGTGAATGCCGAATCGGCGTCGACAGCCCATCCCGTGGGCGCGGCCGCCTGCTGCATGACAACGCGCGTACCCTTCGGCGCGTCGAGCGTTCCATTGCTTACCTTCCCATCTACACGGTCGGAAAGTTGACGCACGAACGCGCTCAACGCCTGAATGTATTCGTTCGCCTGCGACCCGACCGGCTCCGAGCCCTGCGGGCTGTTCTGGCTCGGAGTCGGGCTCAGGTCATTGATCGATCCCGGTACGGGCATGGTTCACCTCATTCGTCAGTGAGTCGTAGTCGGCTTCGCACTGCTTGCCGGCGATGCCTCGCTCGTCAGCGATTTTTGCCAGCTCTCCCGCAGCTTCGTCAGCCCGGCCGAGCACGTCGGCAAGCAGATCGAGGGCGTCGCCGGTTGCCGGGCTTCCGGCGGCAGCGGTGGAATGGCGGGCACGCTCGACGTACGCGGCGAGTTGTTTGCGCAGGCCGTCAGCAGCAGAAGCAGCGGCATCAGCATCAGCGCGCGCCTGATCACGTTCTTTTGCAGCATGGATCGCGTTCTCCTGTTGCGCCGCGGTGCGGCGTTGTTCTTCGGCGCGTGCGGTGTCGACCGCTTTCGCCTGAGCCACCTGCGCGGCGGCGGTCGTCGTGCGTACGCCGTCGGCATGGCCCTTGAAGTAGCAGGCGGCCGCCGTGATCGTGAGCGCGACGACGAAGGCAAGCCAGACACGGGGGTCGAGGATCGTCATGCGCCGCTCCGCATCATTGAAGCCAGCCGCGTCGCGCGCGCACCGACCTGAGACGCCCATTTCGATGCGAGCATCCCGTCGGCCGCTGCCGCGTAGTCGCCGCGCTTGATCGCGGCTAACGTGTTGACGAAGGTCAGCAGCTTGCCCTGCATGTTGAACGCCATGTTCATCATCACGCGCTGGCGCACGGGATCCAGCGATCGCCACCACGGCAGATTGCGGTCGAGCCACGCCTCGGTTTCGGCGATGTCGTTCTGGTACATCAGGTCGATCTCGTTGTCGCGAAAACCCTTGTCGGTGAGATTGCGGCCGATGCCGCCCGACACCTTGCCGACCGTGTCGACGTAGATGCGGCTGCGCCGCCCTTCGTCGCGCGTCAGCTCGGCCTTTAGCGCAGCCGCGTCGTAGTTACCCATGCTTGTGCCCCTTGTGCCACCAGTACGCCTTACGGCCCATCACCCACATACACACGATCGCCATGCCGACCATCATCATCGTTTCGGGCATGTCGATCACTGCGACCGCGCGCATCGGCTTCAACACATTCACGGCCGCAGCAATTCCGATGATCGAGAACCCGACCGTGCCCCACCAACCCGTAGAAATCGCGTCGGCTACGGCGATCCAGACGCAGAAGCCGAGCACGATCAGGTTCGCGAAAATGAAAATCGTGATCATCATTGCCCCCCAAGGAAGCGACGTTTCAGGGCCCCGATGAAGTCTGCATTGTTGATTTCTTTGAACAGCTCTTTGGTGACAGCCAATCCGAACAGGCCGACAAGAAAACCGATCGCCTGCTGCGCCCCGTTGTCGCCGATCGCAAACCACGCCACGATCAACGGACCCACAAAATACGAAACGGCGGCGCCCGCGACGAACGACATCGCTTTCTGCCTGCCGCTCAACCCGTCGCCGATGAAGCGCAATGCAATCAGCGAGCCGACCGCGCCCGGCACGACCTTCAAAAGCAACGCGCCAGCAGCAGCTGCTGCACTCGTCGTCGGCTCAGCCATTTTTTTCGCTCCTTTTCTGTTGGCGACCTGCTTCGTAGGCTTGCACCGCACGAACACCGGCCTTCCCGGCACCGCTCGCCTTTTGCTTCAGCGCGTCGACGAACGCCTGCCGAGCTTTCGGCTGCCCCTTGAATTCCTCGAGCGCGCGCGCGAGCTTCTTCGGGTTCAACAGCAGGTCGATCGCCGCCTTCTCGGTGCGCGCCGCCGCCTTCGCGACCGCGCGTTGAACGACGTACGCACCGACCGCCGCCGGGATGTTCCCCGTCGCAGCCGTGCCGATGATTGCCGTATCGCCAGTGCGACCACGAATCAGGTTGCCGAGCAGACCTCCCCCAAGCTGCAGATTCGCTGCCGTCTGGCTGCCTGCAGCCCCGAGCGGCGCGTTCGTTGCAGTTGCACGCTGCAGATCGGCGAGCAGACCTTGCGCATACTGCTTCGCTGCACCGGTCAGTTCTCCTGCGCCGGACAAAGCCGCCTTCGCGCCTTGGAACGTCATCTGTGCATCGCCGAATGCATTGCTCGCCATCAGCCCGAGCTTTTGCAGCGCTTCTTGCACTGCCTGCCGCGACTGAAGATCGGCACCGGTCGTCGCTGCCTCGTCGAAGTAGCGCGCGTACGACGGCGATTGCGAACGGAGGTACGAGCTGAAATCGGCGGCCGCCGTGTTCGCGTCCTGCCGCATGAGCGTGTCCGCTGCGCTTCGTACACGCTCGGCCAGCGCCTGACGCATGAGCTCCTGCCCTTCGCCGCTCAGCCCGGCAAGGTTCGTCGGCGTGGCCCGCGCCTGCTCGCCAAGTGCGCGCAGATCGTCGAGCGTCGCTGCGGACACCTGATCGGCCGGCCGGATACCCGGCTTCAACTGCTCGCCCGTGATGCTGTTGATCGTCTGCCGCAGCTTGTTCGGGCTGACGACGCCGGACAGCGGGTCTACCGCACCGTTGAGTCGCGTTTGCAGCGCCTGCTGTGCGTCGATCGGAGCCGAATCGGCTTGGTAGCGGGCACGCGCCGGCGCATATTCCGGACTCGCGCGATCCATCAGCCCGACGAGCTCGTTTTTCACGGCGATCAGCGCGCGCGCCTCCGTATTGCGCTCGCGCTGCAGCGCGTAATTGATCTGATCGTCGAGGAACCCTTTCGCGTACAGCAGCCCGCGACCCGACAGCCACGTGCCCACCCCATCCCCTTCGGCCGTCACCACCGGGCCTTCGCCGAGGTTGTCGGACATGCGCTGCGCAAACCGCATAGCGTCCTGAAACGCGGGCTTCTGTGCGAGCTCCTGCGCTTCCGGCCATGCCATCGGCACGGAAACGTCGGTTTGTGCGAACAGTTCATCGGCCGTCTGCCCGCGCGCAGCCTTCAGTGCGTCGATCGTCTCCGGCGTGCCGGCGACGCGGTCGATGCCTTCGCGCAGCGATTGCATGAGCGGCGCTTGCTGGTCGTCGAATGCCGAACTGCCGCGGCTTTCCGCGCTCGCTCGAGCTGTTTTCATCGCTTGCCGATATGCCGGCGACTGCATCACGTCGGCCTGCGCTTGCGTCAGCGGCGGCAACTCGGCCTGACCCGCAGCAACGCGCGCGGCCTGCTGCTGAGTGAACGCGTCCATTTCGTCGGCGAGATTCGCCCCCACGACGCGCTGCCCCTCTGCGAAGCGTGCAGCGTTGTTCGCGGCCTGACGAGCCGGGAATGCGACCTGACCGTCGGCAGTGTTCTGCAGTTGCCGCTGGATCCGAACGAGCGTCGGATTCTGGCCGGCCTCTGCCGCCGTCGGCAGGCTGCCGGGGATGAGCTCGTCGCTGTTGGTGCGCAGCGCGGCGATGGTCGGATCGAGATCCGCGCCGAGCTCGCCCGCGATCTTCGCCGCGGCCGCGCGTTCGCCACCACGCACGGCATTCCACGCGCCGGCCAGCGCGGGCCGTGCTGCAGCACCAATCGCGCCGATCGCTTTCCCGGCCAGATAGCCGCCTGCGCCGAGCCCCGCGCCTTCGACCGCACCCGGCAGGATGCCGGTATCGTTCAGCGCACCTTGGCTCGCGCCATACAGGCCACCAGACACCAGTTGCGGCGCCAGTTCCGGCCCAGCGACGAGCAGCGGAGCGGCAGCGCCCACGAAATTGCCGGCGGTGCGCCAGCCACTTTCCCCCGCAGCATCCTGCGCCTCTCGCGTGAGCTTGTCGCGGCCCGAGCGCGCATTGTCGACGAGCCAGTCGCCAGCGTTCGGCGCGCCGACCGCAGAGAGCCCCTTTCCGATCAGCGCCTGCGCACCGAGCATGGTTTTGCCGAACCCTTCGCCAATTCCTGCGCCAAGGGACTGCAGTGCACCGCCACTCCCTGCAGTAGGCGCCGAGGGAACCGACAGATCGCTGACTCCGGGCACAAACGGCCCATCATCACGAGACTCGCTCCCCGGCATGAGCTGGCCGAACTTTACAAGATAGTTCAGCGTTTCGGTCGGCAGCCTGGAAACATCTGCGCCGCTCTTGAGCCATTTGTCCGTATTGCCGGGCCCCCAGTTGTATGCGATTGCCGCAAGTTCCGGTGAACCGTATTTGGATGCGAGCGCGCTGTAGTAATCGCGCCCCATTCGCGCATCGTCCTGCGGCGTACCGTTCGAAGGACGCACACCGAAACCGGGGCTGCGGGCCGTATCGGGCATAACCTGCATGCTCCCGCGCGCCCCCGATGCCGGATTGACAATATCCGCGCGCGCATCCGAGGCTCCGCCCGATTCGATTTGATGGATTGCCGCGAGTGCCGAACTTGGCGCCTGCGGAAGCGGACTTTGCGTACCGCCCGAATCGATAATCTGCTGCAATTGCTCGTCAGTCAGACGCGACAGGTCCATCACTGCCCTCCACGGCGACGAGCCAGTTCAGCCTGTGCGGCTGCAATCAGAGCCGAACGACTCGGCGACGCAGCGTTCTGCGTGTGCCCGTTGAGCACGTCGATCAACGATGCCCCAGCCGGGAACTGGCGCCCGCCGATCGTCGCCGGCTGCATCAGCGGCCCGAGGCTGCCGCGGTTCGCGGTGAGGTAGTCCGCGCGCATTTGCGCGGCCACGGCGGCCGCCTGCTGCACGCGCCCGACCGCGGACAGGTATGCCTGCCACGTTTCCTTCGACGCGTTGTCGGCCGGCGTCCCGTTGCGCACAAGCTGGATGTCTTTGTCCGACGCGGCGCCGGGCGGCAGCTGGTTCAGGATCGTGCTGTTCACGAACTGCGCGAGCTGACCGCGCAGCTGCTGGCCCGCATCCTTGTTGCCCGTGATCTTCGTCAGGAAGTCGTTGAACGTCCCGGCTGCGCCGCTCGCGAAGTCCGGCGCGTTCGCCAGTTGGTTCGCAAGTGCAACCGTGTTCTGGTACGTCTGCCGCGCCGTAAGCGCCGCGTTCTGCGCATCGTTCACGTACTTCTGTTGCGACTCGCCGAGTGGCCCGCTGAGCGGGTCGGACTTGAGCATCGGCGTGCCGACCTGATTCCCGAATCGGTCGAGCTGCACGGTGTACGTACGGCCGTCCGGGCCGAGCATGTCCGTCGTACGCGCAACCGAAGGCTGCGCCTGCACAACGGGCTTGTACGAACCGTCCGGATTGCGCGCGTATAGGCTCTGATCGGCGCCGACAGAAATGGGCTTGCCCTCTTCCCACAATTGCTTGCGGGCAGCAAGACCGTTATCGAATTGCTGCTGCTGTTGCTGCTGATCGAGTTTCCGGGTAGCGAGCTGATTCGCGGCGTCGGTCTGCTTCACGTTGCTGTACGCATTCAGCCCTGCGATGCCGCCGATGCCGATCAGCTGTCCGAGATTGCGCGAACCATCGTTACCCGCGAGCATCGTCAGGCCAGACGCGATCAGCGCCTGACTCGCGGCCGGGCTCATGTTGGAGATGCTGGCCCCGAGACGTTCGAGCAGCCCTTTCGACTTCTCCGGCGATTGCACGGCATCCTGCGCGGCACCCGACAGCATGCCGAGCAGACCGCCGGAAGCAGGCGTGCTCGGCGCGGGCGTTGCGTCCTGCGTCGCCGAGCCATCATCGGCCATCACGGGCGTCACCGGCATATCGGGGACCGTCACGGAGGGCAGTTGCATCGGCGCGCCCGCGAGGCGCCGTTCGAGCAGCGCGTCTGCCACCGGAGGATTCGCCGATTGCGCGACCTGCGACGCCGCGGCAGCGGTGAGCGGTGCCGGTTGCTGCATCGGATTCGGGCCCACGCCGACGAGCGCGCCACCCTGCTGTGCCTGCGCACGGGCGGCCTCATCCGGCCCGATCTGCACGATCGTCGGGCTCGACAGCTTCTCTGCATCATTTGAAGCCACCGCCCTGTATGGGTTGGCAGCAGAATTGCGGCCGAGCTGGTCGATGAGGCCGGAAACCGGCGTATTCGCGCGCAGCAGGTCGAGCAGGCCAGAAACGTCAGCAGCCGGGGCGGCCGGCGCGCCGGGGCGCGCGTACGGATTGGCAGCACTATTGCCGTATTGATTGATCAGAGCTTCGAGCAGAGGCATTTCGTCCTCACAGGAGCGTCGACAGGCCGCCAGCGAGGCCGCCAACACCGGCGCCGATCAGCGTGCCAATCCCCGGCACAACAGAGCCAACGGCCGCACCGGTGCCCGCGCCCTTGAGCGTCGCGCCCGCGATGTTGCCGAAGCTATTGCCGCTGTGGCTCGGGTCGACGAGGCGCTGAATCAGGCCGCCCGAGATATTGCCGGCCGCCATCCACGGCGACGCAGCGCCCATTCCGCGCGCACCGAGTCCGACGAGCGAGTTCAGCTGCGAAGTCGGATTCGGTTGCGGCGTACTGCCGTTGTGGCTATCGCTCATGCGATTGTCCCCGGTCGATAGTTCATCAACATTTGCAGCAGGCCGTTGCCCCCGACGGAGCCCGGTGCCGCTACGAAGTTCGCAATCGGTGCGCTGAACTCCTGCGCCCGCAAGCCCATCCCCGCGCCGCGGCCACCCATGCCTCCCATCGTCGTTGGCTGAGGGGCCGACAGCGCCTTGCTTGCCGCGCCGAGCGTGTCGCTCAGCTTTCCGAGTGTGTCTGTGCCGGGCATCGTGAACCCGTACGGATTCGTGCCGACATTCGGAGCCGTGACAGTCGTGCCAGAACCGATGCCAGTAAGGCCGGCGAGCGACGGCATACCCGCACCCGACGAAAAGCCGTCCGGCAGCGTGAAGCCGAACGAGTTCGAGCCGACCGGGATAGAGGTAGAGTTGTCGCTCATCAGAACAGCCCCGCGAGCCCTACGCCCAGTTGACCAAGCCCCAGCGCCGTGCCGAGCCCGCTTCCGCCGCCGCTCGACTGCGTCGTCGAAGTGATGCCGGCACCGCTGCCAAGCGCGCCGCTGAGCCCTTTCGAGAGGATCGACAGCTGTTGGTACGGTTGATTGACTTGGTTGAACCATTGCTGATACAGCGCGTTCAACCGGTCTTGGTCGTTCGATTGCGCGACCGTGCCGCCCGTCAGCTGATTGCCGTACAGGCTCGAGGTCGCGGTGTTCGCGCCGGTCGCTGTGCCGAGCGCGCCGAGAATGTTGCCCTGCTGGTTCTGGTAGTTCTGGCTCGCCTGCGAGTTGTACGCGGTGTTCGCGGCCGTGCCGACCGACTGGTTCGCCAGATTCACAGCGTTCTGCTGCGCCGCGTTCTGCGTCGCGACGTTCGCCGCCGTGTTGTACGCCGAGTTGTACATGCTCGACGTGTTGTCGTTCAGCGCACGCGCCAGATTCTGCTCGTTCTGCGACGTCACCTGCTGCTGCGCCGAGCCGCCGAATGCACCGGCGTTGCGAAACTGCGCCATCGTGCTCGCGGCAGTACCGTTCTTGTACGCATCGGTGATTGCCTGATTCGACGAAGCGACCGTCTGTGCGAGATACGGGTTGTTCGCCGGGTCTGCGAACTGGTTTGCCGCCGTCGACGCGCTCACGTTGCCCGTGAACGGATTCGAAATCGAAAAGCCGCTCGGGTTGCCCGTCAGCGAACGGTAGTAGTCCATCGCCGCGCCTGCCGTGCCGGCCTGACTGCCGGCCGCGTTCGTCAGTCCCTGAATCGCACCGGCTTGCGTCTGGTTCAGGTCGGCAACCGTCTGCCCGGTGTACTGCGGGATGTCCTGCTTCGACAGGTCAGACGAACGCTTGAGCAGGTCGAGCGCGTATGGCTTCGCCCAGTCCGGCAAATCCGTCGTCGTTGTTTGGCTGCCGCCTCCACCACCGCCACTGTCTGCCATTTCGCTCTCCAAAAACAAAACGGCTCGCTTCCCCTTTCAGAGAAACGAGCCGTCCGCAGATAGGCTTAAACTTCAGTCGATTTTGTATGCCGATTATTGCGCCGTCAAATCGTCAAGGGGACATTCGTACGTTGTGCTGCGCATCTTGAATCCATGATGCCCCGCAACCTTTTCCCAGCCGCGGCGCGACGAACCGAACGTGAGCATACGAGCGCCCGCCGTACGGGCCATCTGCATGAGATCGGCGCGGAAAACACTCATCACGTCAAACCCATTGCGCGCCCACAGCAGCCAGATATGAAAGTCCCGCCCGATGAGGTGATTTACCATCCAGCCGACGCGCTCGCCATCCACAAATAGCAGGCAGAGAACCGCGCTTCCATTCGCACACGCAAGAAACACTTCTTCAGGTATCGCGCCATCCGACATCGGGATTTCGTCAAACTGCTGGCGGATCGAGGGCCATACGTCTCGCAGTTCCGCCGGCGGCACGATGATCAGTTTCCGGTCAGGCATCTGCATTCTCTCCATTGGCCCGGCTTGCCTGCCTCGATGCACATCCAGCCGAGCACGATGTAGCGCGCGCCGGCATTGCCGAGCTCGGCCGGCGCCGAATTCTTGATGAAATCGCCACGCGCGTACGGTGTCACCGACGTTGCCGCCGGGGGCGCCGTGGCAGCGTTGTTCACAGCGGACGCTTGGCCGTCCGACAGCGCATTGAGCTGATTCACGATCGGCTCCATGCAACGTCGCAGCGCCGCAATGAGCGTCGCGATGTTCCCCGGTTGACCGAGATCGGGCGCACGCAGTCGCATCAGATGCTCCCCGCGCTCACGATCCGCGGCACGGCGCCGAGGATTTCGTGATTGCCCGTGAAATTGAACGTGACCTGCGCATAGCGGCACGAAAAGTCCGCCGCGAGCTCGCCGTCGAGCAAGTCGCCCAGCGTTGCCGCGTCCGGCTCCCCGCCGAGCGAGGTCAGCGTGCGCGCGGCACCGGTGCACGTCTTCGGCCGCGCCGCGAACCGCGGCACAATGCCCTGCACGTACATGTAGTCGTAGTCATCGCCGAACCAGCCCGTAGTGAGCGAACTGCTCTCCGACACGCCGGACAGCGACTGCAGCCGGTGATTCGTGTCGACGATCGCCGGAATCTCCGACGCCTGCACCCAGAATGACGAGTTGTACGGGATCTTCGGCAGCGTGCTCCACGTCGAAACACCCGGCAGCTCGCCAAGACCATCCCACGTGATTTGCCCGCTGATGAACACGACCGATGCCTCGACCTTCGCGTCCGCGCGGCCGAACTTGCCCGTCAGATAATTCAGAACGAGGCACTTGTCCGGATTCCCATCGGTCGAGTTGGTCGAGCAGAAGTACCAGTAGACGAGAGAGTTCTCTTTGTCGTGATAACTCTCGACACGCTCGCGATATAGCTGCGACCAGCTCGCCGCGAGCCATTCGTGCACTTCGTCGCCGATCGGCGTTACGGTCGCGCCGTCGTACTGATACACCTGCGCATCACTGCCGAGGAACACGTGCCGCGTGCCGATAGCAACGACGGCCTCCTGACACGGCGTCCCGACGATAGGCGAAATCTGGTTCATCGCCCAAATGATCGGCGGCCCCTGATACGAGCCGTAGAACATCGACGATTTCTTGTAGACGACGATATTCGTGCCGAGCGCGCGGCCGGCCGTGATTTTTCCCGGTGTATCGATGATTGCGCCCTTCGCGCACTGCGTCGCTTGGCTAGGCGTCCACACGGTCTGGTCATAGATGCCGCTGCAAAACCAGCCGTTCGGCCGATGACCATCCGTCGCGTCCGTTGTGTCGAGCAAGAACACGAAACCCTGAACGACCTCCACGATCGCCGCGCTCGGCGCGCCGCCAATCGACGAAAATGCGCCGACACTGATCGACTGTTGAAGCGGATTCGCGCCGGCTCCGTTCACGGCGAGCGTCGCATTCCCGAACTGGGCGAAGCGCCAGCGATTCGCCCCGCCCGTGTATTCCATACCCGACACATCGATGTGCGTGTCCTGCAGCACCTCGTACAGCTTCGTCGACGTGCCGATGATCGTGCGATACGAGCCGGACAACAGCTCGCACGTCGCACCGCCCGTGACCGCATCCGGAAACGGATCGGTGCTGATCGGCGACGGCGTCGGTGCTGCGCGCATGCCGCGCAACGTCGGCACCATGTTCGTGCAGTCGACGATTGCGCCCGGCGTCGTCGGGTCTACGCTAGGCGTAAAGCCGCGAAAAGGAATCGTCGCGGCCATTACGAACTCCGCATGACGAGCGGCTGGTCTGCCGCCTTCGCCGCATCGTCTTCGGTCGTCAGCTCATCGATCGCGAGATCGCGTTTCTGCATCCACAGCGTCGCGCGCGCGTCATCGCGCACGTACATAGCTGCTTCGTGGAGCGCGCCGAACAGGTAAATGTCCGGCGCATCCTCGAGCAACCAGTTCGATTCGTTCGTGTCGGAAAGCGGCTCGATCACCGTGTAGTAATCGATCCGCAGCACCTGCCCGAGTTGATCAGCGCCGAACGCCAGCGTGTCGCCGTTGATCTGGAAACCGCCGATCATCAACTGCGCCTGTCCGCCCGCATAGGCCGATTCCTCGCCGATCGCATGCTGTTTCAGCGGATGGCCGCCGTAATACACCGCGATCAGGCGATCCCAGTCCGGCGGCAAATCGACCGTGAACTTCGACGGCGTGAATTGAAACGTCGCGCGGCGAGCTCGCGTAAAGATCTTCCGATTGAAGTGCTGCTCGGCCAGCATAATGAAGTCCGGCATCAAATCGGAAAGATCATTTCGCTTCAGCCAGCGTTTCATGACCGACTGAAGTTCGCTATAGGAAGCGATGCTCATGTTACGCCGCCGCCTTGACTGCCGTAACGACGCCGTTCGCGACTGCCGCGGTCGCCGGGCTGTTCAGGCCCGCGTTGCCGGCCGACGTCGTGCCGTCCGACTTCTGCAGCGTGAGCGTGGCGCCGTTCGTCACCAGCGCGTCAGTGGCCGCCAGCGTCGCGACACCGTTCGTCGCCGTGAGCGTGCGCGAGACAGTACCCGACGAGTTCTTGAGCGTGATCTGGCCGGACACGGGCGGCGTCACCGGATTTCCGGCACCGTCCGCCACTTTGACCCATGCGGCGCCGATCTTGGCGTAGCGGTCGCCAGTTGCGTCGTCGAGCGCAATCTGGCCGGCGAATCCGAGATCCGCGGTCAGAGCGTCGACGCCGTGCAGAGCAACCGATTTTTGCAGAATGAACATGTCAGACTCGCCCAGGTGCGACCCGGAAATACGACAGATCCGGATCGTTGCAGATGGCTTTGATGTGCTTCGGGTCGCCCATGAATTCCTGAAACGTGATGCCGTGCGTATTGCAATACGACTCGATGATCACGCCCGGGATCTCCGCGACATGTCGCATTTCGCTCGAGCCGTGAATGCCCTCGTTGCGCATCGCCGCGGTCAGATCGAGCAAGCCGTCGAAATGGCCAACCCGCTCGACAATCGTCTGATCGCGATCCGGATCGATGTGAACGCGCGTCTCGATCATGGTTCAGTGGTTCCCGAGCTTGACACCCGGCGTCGGCTTCTTTCCGCCGAGGCTGAGCGACTGTGTCGGCGTCCGCGTCGTGGACGTCTTCATAGCCGGCGCTTTCGGCGCAGCCGAAGCTCGCGCGCCTTTCGCCGCGGCGGCGGCCGCCGCCTTCGGCGATCCGATTACCAGCTTCCCGCTTGCTTTCATGATGATCGATCTCCAACGAAGGACGGCCCCGCAGGGCCGCCCGACTGTCACGCCGCGAGGTCGCGGATCTGCGCCGAACTCGCTTCGTTCCGCGCTTCGAGCGTCCCTTCCCACGTGATCTGCCAGTTGCGGGCGTCGCCGACCTTCGCGAGTTCTTCCTTCTCGAACCCGCGCAGCGTCGCGAGCGCCCACATCGACGGATCGATCGCATACACCGCCGTGTCGTTCACGGCCGACATAACGCGGTTCGGGATCATCGCGACGTTGCCGAAGTCCGACGCGTAGATCGAGTACGACGTCTGCAGCACGGCCGTCTTGCCCGTACCGTTGACCGACTCCATGCGGGTCGCATTTCCCGCGAATCCCGACGCACGCTGCTTGTCGACCGGCCGCATGTGGACCTGCGTCACGTTGCCGCCGGCCTCATAGGCGAGCCGCAGCGCTTCTTTCAGCAGATCCTCGGTGAACGGGCGTGCGGTGCCGGCGACCGGGGGCGTGTTGTTGTCCGGATCCGGCGCGGCCGCACCGGCGCCGCCGAGGAAGTTCGTCTCGCACCAGCCCTTCACACCGCGCATCTTGCGTGCGACGGTCTTCGAACCGACCACGGCCGCGCCGCTCACCAGCGACGTCGCTTCGATGTCTTTCTTGAGCTCGATCGCCTTCTTTGCCGACAGACGCGCGACTTCCTTCGGGCCCGCGCGCTTCACCGCTTCTTGCGTGCCCGACACGCTGAACGTGTCCTGTACGATCTGGCAGCGGTTGCCGATCCGCTTGGTCGGATCCTGCTCGTTGTACGTCGCATCGGCGCCTTCGACGGCCGCGTTGCTGTCGGTCGGCGCCCGCAGCGAATCCGTCTGCCATTCGTGGTAGACGCCCTCGGCGTCGGTTTTCTCGATTGCCGACGTGAACGGAGTGTCGGTCGGCGAGATCTGGAAGACCTTGTTGATGAGGTCTTCGCGGTTGCCGACCGCGGTATACGTGGTGTAGGTATTGGCAGGCATGATTCACCCTTTCAGCTTGCCGCGCCCTTACATGAAGAAGTTCGCGAGCGTTTTTTCAGAGGGGTCTGCCGCAAACGCCTTTTCCGCATTGGCTCGCGCCTGCTGCGTCTTCGTCGTCGTTCGCGCCGGACCCGGACGCGCGACACGCGGGACCGGCTGATTGCCGCCCTGCTGCGCCGCTTTTTGTCGGGCGATGGCTTGGTCGTACAGCATCGCCTTCTGAGCGATCAGCAGCACCTCTGCCGAGTCGATATTGCTCCGGACGTTTGCCGGAATGCCCTGCGACTCGAGATACTGATCAATCGCCCGTGCGCCTTCCTCTGCCTTCTTCGGGTCCGCCCAGGTCGGGTTGGCCTGAATGAGCTTCGTTTGAGCCTCATCCAGACGCCGCCGTTTGGATACCGCTTCAGCTTCAGCGTTGCGCTGCGCGAGCACTTCTTGCACCTGACGTGCTTCCAGCATTTGCCGCTGGCGAGCCTCCCAAGCGTGACGGGCCCGAACGTATTCGGTCGGGTTTTCCGCCAGCAGGCGCTCCCAGTTGGGCTGCTGTTCTGCCATCAGGGCTTCGTGTGCCCGGATGTAATGCTCAAGCACGATGCCGAGCTGCTTTTCGCGCTCCGGCAGCTGTGCCAGCTTCTGTTCCGCGTCCTTTCGGATAGCGGCGGCTTCCTCGAACTTCCGGTTTGCGCCGTGATACTTCGATGCGTCCGCAATCAGTTCCGACAGCTTCTTCGAAACCTTCTGGCCGTCGCCGACCGGAATCTCGAAAACCGGGTCGTCACCTTCCGGATCATCGCCGTTCTGATGCTGATCGGCGTCAGCGGACAGGTCAAGCTGTTCACCCTCGCCTGCGGGACTTTCCGCGTCACCAGCCTGCGGATCGTCCACGAAGTGGCTGCTTCCGGGATCGGTGTTGCCGTTGTTGTCGATCTCGCCGTCGCCGTCGAGAGCATCGAATGCACCGGCGAGATCAACCAGTGCGCCACCGTTGAGTTCTTCGTCCATCATCTTCTCCTTGTTAGGCCGGTTGGCCGCCGTTGTTCATCTGCGCCCACGCAATGCGCTCTTGGTCGGCGAGTGCTTGCGCTTGCTCCTGCTGCTGGTCCTGCTGAATCGAGTCATTCATCGCGCGCTCGACCGACGGATCGGTGATCTTCGCGCTGAACGCGGCGCGTTCGCGCTCGGCCGCCAGCGACGCATAGAACTTCTCTCGCTCCCATGCGAGTTTTTGCGCGGCAACGTCGCGCTCGCGCGCATCGAGCAGCCGTTCGTGTTCCGTCTGCAGGCGCGCATCGAGCTCGATCTTCGCGGCGTCCGTCTGCTGCTTCAGATGCGCCTTCTCGCGCTCGACCTGAATCTGACCGGCGATGAGCTGGGCTTGCGGATCGGGCGGCGGCGCAGGGGGCACCGGCGGCGGAGGCGGCGGATCGGACACGAACATCGACGGCTCGCCGAGCTGCAGCGCCTTCACGATCTCGTGAACCGTTCGTTGCAGGTTCTGCGGCGTGACCATGCCGGCAATCTGCGGATTGGGGCTCTGCGCGAGCGTCTGCTGCATGCCGAACAACTGCGTGAGGTGCGCGACGCGCTCGGTCATATCGCCGGTCCCGGTGCCGACGACGACCTTCATCGAATACTCGTTGCGCCACACGCGCGGGTCGATGTCGACCCACTTGCCCTTGCTCAGGGCAATCGACATCGGCTTGTCTTGGTGCTGCATCAGCAGCTTCTGGATCAGGCGGAACAGGTCCGTCACGCCCGTTTCGGCAAACTTGCGCGCGATCATCTTCACGCGGAGGTCGGCCCGCGCCGTGATCCGCTTGATGCCGTCTGCCGTGTGATTCAGCGTGTCAGCGTCGAGCCCTTGGCTGTACTTCGTGATGCCGGTTCGCTCCTGCGACATGGCATCGACGTACTGCAGCAGTTGCATCGCGCCAGCAATATCGGGCAGACCCTGTTTGATCGGCACGATCGCGTCCGCGCTCTTGATGCGCACACCGCCGCCCGGACGGTTGTCCATCCAGTCGTTGACGTTGACCTTCCCATCGACGAGCCCGACGCGCCCGTTGATCTGGATCTGCATGTTGTCGTCGAGGCCGCGCAGAAATTTCGTCTTGATGCGCTGGATCGGCATCGCGAGATCCGCGATCGATCGCCCGATGAGCAGACCCGGAATCGAGATCGGGCTGACCAGCGCGAACGGCGGCCCGTCGACCACCTCGTTATCGAGGATCGCGTTCCCGGCCTTCGTGATCTTGCGCCACTCGGAGATCCCGTCACCGTCGACGTCGATCGGGAGGTAGCACTCGTACAGCTCGACCTCGCGCTGCGACTCGTCGCCGAATCCATCGTCGAGCGCATTCGTCACCACGCGGTTTTGCTCGTTCTGGCGCGCGAGCGCGAGTTCCGAGAGGTCGGCGGCCACGGCATTCGGCTCCGAATCGATCAGCTCGACGTTTTCGTAGCCTTCCGCCTTCAAATCGGACAGCGTTTTGCGGACGCGATGCGCACAGAAGCCATCACGGATGCGCCGCGATCGCGCCGACACAAGAAAATCCTCGGGCATCACGGCCTCGATCGCGACATGCCCGGCCTTCTTCGAACGTGTCAGCACGACGTTATGCAGCCGCGGCAGCTGCTCGAGGTTGATCGGTTGAGGCGGCGGCAGCTGCGGAGCCGGCGAACCATCCGGGCCCGGCGGCAACTGCTGGCCAGCCTGTTGCGCCTGATACAGCTGAACCTGCTGCTGGTACTGGTCCATCGCGGCCCGCTCGGCCTGCGGATCGACGAAGCTTTCGACGCTCGTCACGACGACATCCGGATCCTGCGCAAGGATCGCGAGCTGAATGTCGGTGAGCGCCTGATACGTCTCGCGCGTGTCGGTCGTTTCGACCTGCCACCACACCTTCACGATGCCGACCTTGCTGAGCAACGCCGACTTGAACCAGTCTTCGAAGATCTGGAAACCGGGGTTCTGCACGTTCACGACGTGATTCACGACCATCGTCATCTGGTCGGCCGCGTCTTCGTCGCCGGGCCTGTTCGGCGTGAACCGCACAGGATCGCCGCTCGCGTAGAAGATCTCCATCAGCGTCGGCATCAGCCACTCGATCTGATCGCTCACGACGGTATCGACGATGTCGGATCGGTCTTCGACTTTCGGCGGTGCCAGATCGCCTTCAGGCTCGCCGAAGTAGTATTCCATCGCCTTCGCCTGCTGCTGCTGAATCTCGCTTCCGATCCAGTCTTCCGCACTGCGGATGTGCGCGTCGAGAATCGACGAAATCGTTTCGTCGCTCATGCGGTTGGCACCGCGCGGCTCATCGTCCGAGCCGATCGACTCGACGACCTGCACAGGCGCCGGCACCATTGCGACGTCCGACGGGTTGGTGTCTGGCATCATCGCCATCCCCACCTGATTCATGAGTTCGTCCTGATTCATCGCCTCGATCCCAATGTCAGTTTCGGGTAGTTCAATTCACCGCCCCACCCGGTGCGGTTGTTGTGCATCTGCGGCGCATGAACGGCGACGTATCGCACGCCATCGTTCGCATGCGAATGCTCGTCGTGCAGCGGATGGCCCGCCTTCGTGCGCTGGTAGCGCTTCATGTGCTCGATCAGGCCGACGGTTTTTGTGCCATCGGAGTACGTGCGCGGGCCGCAGCGTGTCTTGTCGATAAACGTCCGCGGCAGCATCTCACGAACGAGTCGTATGCCGGCCTCGACAGGCATGTTCGCGACAATCTCGACTTCCCATCCGAGCGCCTGCATCTTGGCTTTCATCGAGACGCCATCGCTGTCGAGACGCTCATGCTCGGCGTCGTGCGGCATGACGACGATCGCCCCTTCGTAGCCGGCCTCGATGAACTGCTCGCTGAACCAGCTCAGCGGTTTTCGGCGGTTCTCGAAGAAATCCACGATCCGGAACTCGCCTCCCACCTGCTGCACCACCGGGCACGACGTGAAGTCGTTGAAGCCCAAGTCCATGATGATGTAGGTGTTCAGCCCGTCGTCGATCGGGATGTTCAGCAGCCGACCCTCGCTCTCCATCTGCGAGATCTCGTTGAAGTAGATCGCGCCCGCGACGGCCGGCAACGGCATCCCGAGCCACACGTGCCGGTGCATGTCGGGATCCTTGCCCTTCATGTCCTGCTCTTCGAGCCGCAGTTCGTCCGGGAACCACGGGTTCTGATCGAAGTTGACGAACAGGCTCGCGCAGTTCGGCAGCCCCTCGATCACAACCTTCTGGTAGATAAAATCCGTCTCGAGCTCCGGGTTCCACGACAGCCAGATCTGCGAGCCCGGCGCGCGGATCGACGGCGTCAGCTTTCGAAAGCTGTTCTCCGTGATCGTCTGCGCTTCCTCGACCCACGCAATGTCGATGTCGGCGAGCGACTTCACGTTGTCGGCCGTCATGTCGCTCAAGCCGCGGAAGATGAACGCCCCGCCAAGCTTCGGACGGATCTCGTTGGACAGCACATCGAAGTGCGACTCGAGGCCCATCTTCTTCATCTCGGACACCAGCGTCGCGTAGACCGATTCCTTGATCGAGTCCTGAACTTCACGCGTACAGAGCACGCGCAACGGCTTCTGCGTCGCGCGAATCAGCAGCGCGCGCGCGAAGTTGACCGTCTTGCCCGAACCGCGGCCGCCGCGGACGCTGATGAAGCGCCACTGCGGCTCGAAAAGCGCCCGCGACCACGCGGGCATCTGCATCCGGATCTCGTTACGCGTCGGCGCCGGCATACTGCTCCCACACGCCCGAATCGCGCAGCACCGCCGGCGCGCCATCGAGCACCGGAATACCACGCCAGATCGTGTGAATCACCGGCTCAGGTGGAGAAGGGAAACGAGCACGTGCGATGGTCTGGCCGTGCTCTTTGACGAAGGTGCGGAAAGTCCCCCAACTAGCGGGGGAAATGGGAGGGTTTTGTGCTGCCGACGCGCTTTCGATCGCCTCGACAGCAGGTGCTGCAGGCGACGAATCAGCGTTCTTGCGGGGGCGTCCGGGCCGTCCCATTCTTCGCGTTCTCCAATGACTGCGCGGCCATCAGGCCGGTATCCACGATCGACCGAAGCTTGACCTTGATCGCTTCAAGCGCCTGCAGTCGATGCCATGCATTCAACGCTACAGTCGACTGCGGATCGTCGCCACTTCGCCAATCGGAAATCGCCTCTTCCTCGACCTCGTTCAGTGCGCTGATCAGCACTTCGTCTTCCAGAATTTCGGCAGCGCGACGGCCGCGCGCCTGCTCTTCTCGCCAACGTCCCTCATTCATGCGTTTCTCCTTGCGTTTGCTTGGCCGCCTCGACGAACTCAACGCGCAACAGCGAGCCGCCAGCCGGCAAGCCGAGATCGACCTTCTCACGCAGCATCCCGAGGTGTTTCATCGCGTTCGTGAGCGCGGTGTTCTTGTCAAGGATCTTGTACTTCTTCGTGTACCCGCTCAGCGCGCGGTCCTCGCCGCTGCCGTCGTATTCCTCGAACACGTCGAGGCCCGCGATCGCCGCCGCGGTATCGTCGTCGAGTTCGCTGATTGGCAGCGGTCGGCCGTCTGCGTCGAACAGCTTGCGCGGGTCGAAAAACGCGATGCGCGCCAGTTCCCGCAGCACACGATCCTGCGTGATCCCGGTGCGTTGCTCGCGCGCCTTCATCGCTTCGGAGATTGCTTCCGCAATTTCAGGTTTTTTCAACAACTCGAATCCGATCTGGCCGGCCGTGCGTTTGCTGTATCCCGCACGTTCAGCGGCCTTCGTCGCGTTCAGGTCGATCAGGTATTCGTCGACGAAACGCTGATGCTTCGCGCTCAGCTTCTTGGCCTTCCCTCTCATGTGCCCTCACTCTTTCCCAAGCCGCATTAGGACGCGCAACTTGCGCCACGTGCAGCGCTCCTCCGCGCGCACGATCAACGAGAACCGCGGAGCGAGCGCGACGATCACCTCTACGGCCAGCACCGGCGGATAGCCGATCCACACGCGCACCGCTCTCCTGCAACGTTGCCTGAAAATCGTCAGCGTCGCCCCGTAGCCGCCCTCGTTCACGACAAAAACGCGCTCGTCACAGTAGAAAAGACTGCGCATCATCAGCTCCGGTTGATCAGATTCCATTTCACGTATTCGAGTGCGCCGACCACCTCGACCGTACCGAGAGACGCGAAGCGGTCCTCCATCATCAACCGCAGCACCTCATCGTGAAACTGCTCGACGATGGGGTTGCCCTCGCGCAGTTGGATCACGCGCGCGAGCCCCTGAAGCCTCGTCGGCAATTGCGGCGGCTCGACGCTCAACACCTGATCAACCCACGCCTTTTGAGCATCTGCGAGCTCGCGACGCCGGGCCTCAAAATCGCGATCGTCCATCACGCCTCCTCGAGCAACGCCTGACGGCGTCGCAACTCTCGATAGTCCGCGATGATCTCGCTCAGCACCGGGTTGCCCTGATAGACGCCACGGTTGACCAGTTCGAGGAACTTCAGCTTGCGCGAAATGATGTTGTCCGGCTGCTGCTCCATCTGCGCCATCGTGCGCACCGGCGCTGTCGCCAGATAGCGATTGAACTGGTCGACCGTGCACGTGTACTTCGGGTATCCCTGACCCTCGACGCGAGTCAGGAACCCCTTCGCGACGAGCCGCGGAACTGCTCGCTGCACCGCATCGCGATCGGCCTCGATGAACCGCGCAAGCACGCCGCTCCCGATCGGCATTTCAGCCGTGCGCATGAACGACATGATCTTGTAGGTCAGGTTCGACATCGATCCCCCAAATGTGAATGACACCACCGCGTCAGGACTGGACTTCGGCCGGCCGGTTGTGCTCGTATAGGCGCTGCTTCAACAGGTACCCCTCGAGCGGCCAGATCTTCGCGATCGCGTTCTGGCGCGCGATCTTGCGGCCGATCTCCGCGTCGAAATTCTCGGGCGACGCGCACGCGCTCTCGCCCGTCACGGTGAAGCCGTTGCGCAGCACAAGCACGCAGAAGGTGAGCAGCGAAAGCGCAGGCGTCGAGCCATTCTCCGTTCCGTCAACGATCGATGCACCGTAGACACCATCATCGGCCGTGAAGTAGTGCGTCTCCGCGATCACCGCCTCGACATCGTCCGGCGTCACACGCGGTGCGGTCTTGCCCTTCGCGACGATCTCGTTCTCGATCGACGCGTCGTCACCGCGCGCGCCGGGTTGCGTTGCCATGTTCATATCCGTCTTCTCCGTGAGATAGGAATCCGCGTCTTTCGCGCGTGAGAGGACCGGTTACGCCGGTCAGGCGGCCGCTCGGCACATTACGGGCTGCGGCGCGCTCCGGTAGGCTCTGGCTTTCGCCAACGCATGTGCCATACGCTCAATCTCGTCCCTGCATCGCCGCCCGCTCAGCACGTGCGGCCATTTGCTACGGAGGTACTTCTGAACTTCTCCAGCCAATAGCCCCCCTACCCCCACGGGGTTTCCGCGAGGAAGAGGGTTTCTCCAGCATGAATCCGCGCTTTCCACGGGTATCGGCTTCTTTTTCCCCGTGGTCCCCTGGTAGCGCGGCCCCGAAGGTCAGCCAGCACCAGCCCACATCCATCGGAATTGCACCGGGGTGGGTAACGTTTTTTTACGAGGATTCGCTGCCTCGGTGTTCAACTCCGCGCGGCCCATTCAAGCCCTTAGTTTCTCTGGCCCGGAGTGCCAGTCATGCGATTACGTCGCTTAGGACGCCAGTTCAGTTATTTCGTCAATCCAGACATCGAGGTACTCGCGGTCGTCCCAGTGCGCCTCTCTCGGATAGCGGCCAAGCGATTCGAGCAGCTGAGCTGCGCGACGTACCGGCGACTCGCCAATCGATTCGTCGCAACCGGTAATTTTTTGAGCGAACGCTCGTAGAACGCGCACGGGGACATGTTTGCGATGCTCCATAGTCACCTTTTGATCAGGTCACGAATAAGCGCAACGACCGACGACAGGCCGGCACGCTGATGCAGGTCGTTTGCGTCGTCACCGACAGCCGGCGGCATCGTCCACGGCAGGCCCGTCGCTCGCGCGACGCGCTCGCCGGTGCCGCTCGCATCGTTGTCGGCGACCACATACCGCGGCCCGTTGAACAAGGCCGCCACGTGCTGCAAATTGCCGGCCGAGAAACACACGACGACGCGCGCGCGCCGGTACAGGCGGTTCAGCGCTTCGCGGACGCTCAATCCAGTCGCGAAGCCCTCGACAAACCAGTGCTCGCGGCCGGCCCCGAACATGAATACGGAACCCTTCGCCGCGCCGCCGGGCAAAAACTTCTTCTCGCCCGTGTCGTTGATCCACTGAACGCTGTTCACGCGCGCGTAGTCGTCCGTCGACCGCATCGGAATGACGAGCCGGCCGTCGGTGTCGACGAGGCCGATCTCATTAGGGAAGCCCTTGGACGCGAGATACGGGTGCGTGCCGTGCTCGCAGCGCGAGACGATGTCAGCCGCCTCCCGCGCCGCTTGCGCGCGCCGCTCTGCCTCGCGCCGCCGCTCAGCCTGTATGTCGCGTCTCGGAACCTCGACCGGGCGAATCTCGTCCCGACCGGGACGGAATGCGATCGCGGCCTCATGTACAGCCCAGTTCTGAACCCACCCAGTGCGGCCGTCGTACAGGTACGCGCCGTTGCGCTTACGCGGATGGTCCGTGGTAGGTACGCGATGGGGACGGCCGTCCGCGATCAGGTCGCGGATGATGAGTCCGTGCGCCGCGGCGAAGTCAGCGAACCGCATTGGCCGACCTCCCCAGTTGGTGCGCGCGCTTGATCAGCAGTGACTGAACCTTCCCTTTCAGCTCGCGAGACGGCGGCTCAACGTCGGTTACTGAGAAGTCGGCCTTCGGCCAGTGCCCGTACAGGCTCTTGAACTGTGCCAATGCGAACTTGCGCGCCTTTTCCGTATCGCCGTTTTTGCGCTCGATCGCCAGTCCGCACAGCTGACGCCATACACTGGCCTTGTCGCGCAGATAATCCGGGCCCTTCGCAGTCGAGTTCTCGACCGCGCTCACAACCTCCATCACGCCTGCAACGTTCTCGATCAGAGAGCGACGCTCGCGCTCCTTGCCACACGCGGGGCAAGCTGTGCAATTCGGCGGCAACACAAAGCCGCAGCCGGCACACGTGATCTGCTTCTTTTCCTCGAGAGTTGGTTCCTTGCGCACCTTCGAGTCGAGATCTCCGTCGTCCAAGCGATCGAGGCCGTGTTCGAAAATCCGGGCAGTATCGGTGCCGAACCGGAGTGCGTTTCCGCAATGGTCGAGCCACAGGCCGAAGGTTTTCCCCGGCGACGGCCGCATCACGCGCCCGAGCTGCTGAATATGACTAGACAGGCTCTTGCGGTACGGGCGCGCGGCAATGCCACAGAGAATGTCGGAGACGTCGAATCCCTTCGTGAACACTTCGCACGAAACGAGGCCGTGAATCTCCGAGTCCGGCTTGCGGAATTCTTCGATCAGCTCGCGCCGTCGCTCGTCACTCCCGTCGCGATAGCTGATCTGCTGGAAGTTGAAACCCTGCTCGTTGAACTGACGGCAGAGTTCGGCGCCGTGCTCGACCGTTGCGCTGAACACGATCGTCTTGACCGGGCCGCCGAAATGAAGACGCGTCTTGTCGATCCACTCCGACACGATGTCGCCGATGATCGCCATGCCGCGCTGTTCGATCTCCTTGTCGCTCCACTCGCCGGCAACGACCTTCGCCCCTGTCATGTCGACGGCGCGAGCGGCATACACCTGCAGCGGTACGAGCCAGTTGTCGGCGATGAGCCTGTTCGTCGTGGTGACGTTGACGAGATTCGTATAGATCTGCGACAGCCCCTTCGTGAACGGCGTCGCGCTCAAGCCGATCACGCGCAAATCTGCGCGATTTTGGATCAAACGCGTCGTTTCACGCCGCGTCGCGTGACATTCGTCGACGATCAGCAAATCGAGATCCGGGAAAAATCCGCGCTTCTCGAGTGTCTGTGCCGAACAGATCTGGATGCGCTCGTAGCCGCGGCGACGCCAGTGATCAGCTTGAATCACGCCATGCGGGATACCGTACTTGTCGAATCGCTGACTCGTCTGGTCAACGAGGTTCACGCGATCGACAACGAACGCCGCGCGCCGCCCCTTCTTGTTGACCTCATCGCAAAGATACGCGCCGATTTCCGTCTTGCCGGCGCCTGTCGGCGCCATGAGCACCTGCGCGCGATGGCCGGCGCGCATGCCGGCACGCAGCGCCTCGACGGATTCCAGCTGATACGGACGGAGGATGATGGGGTCAGCCATTCGCCCTGTACCCCAGTTGCTTGCGCAGACGCTTCACTTCGCGCTTGAGTTCGGCGTTCTCGTTCATGAGATCGTCACGGCGATCCTGCAACCGCCGGATCTCGCCTTTCAGGCGCGCGATTTCCTTGCTCGCTTCAATCAGCTTCGCTTCGCCTTGGCCGGACTCCGCCGCTCGGTATGCGTCGAGCTCCCCGCGAACTTCCTCGAGTTCGTCGGCAAGCGTCGAGACTTGCTCGCGCAGCTCGTCGATAAGTCCGTCAGGTTCAGAGGTGTGCACCGGTTTGCGCGCGACGGCATCGGTACGTGCCGCCAGTTCGACGGCGGATTCGTGCTCCCCCGCATCCGCGAGAGTGGCTTGTGCACGCCGTGGCCGCTGCGCCTTCTCGACCTGCTTCACGGCCTGCGGAAGCGTCACTTCGCCATGCGCGACCTTTTTCACCAGATCGGGATCGGACTTCGCGACCTTGTCGGCCATCTTCTGTGTTCGTACGCTGGCACCCGATTGCGTTGCACGATCAGCCACCGTTTCAAGGTGCAACGTTGCACTTTGGTCGGATTTTCGATCGCCACCATGCCCGTGAGCCTCGAGCCAGTTCGTGGCGGCCGCGACGATCGCGGCTTGCTGGCCAGGGGTGAGGTGCCGGCGATGAAGATTCGCCGACAAGACGAATGCCAGCGGGTCCGCGCCGCCATACTGCTCGATGCGCGGATTGATGCCCGCCTCGATACATGCGCGGTAACGGTTGCCACCGTCGAGAATCAGGCCATCGTGCACAATGATCGCCTGACGTTGACCATTCGCCGCGATGTCTGCCTTTAACGCATCAAACTCCGCGCCGTCGAGACGCGGGAACAATGTGCAAAGCGGATGAAGCTGGAGCGCAGTCACGGCCGCTCGCCTCCCCACAGATCAGGCCGCAATTCCGGTAGCGTAAACGGCCCGCCAACAGCGATAAGGCGGCGGCAAAGCTTCGGACTAGGCTGCCGCGCGCCGCGGGAACATAGGTAGAGATAGCCGACCGACGTGTCGGCCGCTTCTGCCAACACCTTTCGCTCTTCGGGATCGGTTGTCTTGAAGTAGGTTCGCAGGTCCATGCCGAGACAATAGAGCATCTTGCTCTATTCATCAAGCATGTTGATCACACTTTCTGCTTTCCTTTCGGCCCGCGTAGATATATCATTTTGATCGTTGAAAATTGGAGCAGTCCGCCATGAAGACGATCGCGCAGATCCGCCTCGACAATGTGCTCAGGTTGGTCGAAAACCGAAACATGACGAAAGCCGACCTGGCTAGGCGCATAGCAATTTCGCCGCAGCAGGTGTATCAGTTGCTCAGCTACAAGCGGAATATCGGCGACAAACTCGCACGCAGGATTGAGTCTGCGTTCGATAAGGAGCCGGGCTGGCTAGATCAAGACCACCCCTACTTAACGACAGCAACGCTGCCTGAGTCATCACTATCGCCAGAGGCATCCAATATCCGCCAACTTCCCGCCCGCCCAGTCTTAGCGTGGGACAACGAGGATGAGTTGCCCCATGACGAATATGTGCTCGTCCCGCGGCTTGCTGTGAAGGCGTCAGCCGGCAACGGGAAATTGGTTTGGCAGGTCGATGAGAAAGGACAGCGCCAAGCGTTTCGCAAAGCATGGCTTGAACGGCTCGGGATGAAGCCTGAATATGCCGCGACGATCGTCGCCGACGGCATGAGTATGGCACCCAGGATAGAGGACGGTGATTCGCTGGTTGTGAACTACAAGGAGCACACCATCGCCAGCGGAAAAGTTTACGTATTCACGTTTGCCTATGAACTGTTCATCAAGCGCCTCTATCGAGGCACGGATGCGGTACGCGTCGTCTCCGACAACCCCGACAAGTCGCGCTACCCTGACTGGCAAATTCCGGCCGAACGCCTCAATGACCTGACAGTGATTGCGCGCGTCGTGGCTGTCAGCGGCGCGATTTAATTACAATCTTTTTGCTTTACTTTGTAGATCATTGTGATCTACACTTCTCGTCAAGGCGATGTTCATCGCCGATCCGCTGCCCGGTCGGCTGTGCCCCACCTTCCGGGTAGCCATCAAGGTCAATCCTGCCGCAAAAGTCCCGGCGCAGTTTGCGTAGTAACTACGGCAACGACGGCCATCATTGGAGGAACATGACGATCCGGTAACAATACGCTCGCGTTGATCACGGTGGCGTGAATTACTTGGCAGTACTGCCGAGTGGGAACGCTCGCGCCTACGAACAGAAATCGCAGTTTTTTGGAGAGATGCACCTGAAACGGTGCGTTTAGGGTGACGCGCGCCCGGATTCCGGCCGAGCGTGCGTCGAGACAACTGAGAGGCAGGTATGACTAGCGCGAATTATACACAAGGATGTGAAGAAGTACAGACCATTTCGAAGCCCGCACCCCGCCAAGCGGACTGCGCCGGCATGCTGCAGTTTTTTATCGATCACATAGATCTGAAAGAACTCGGCGACGACGAGCTCGAGTTTCTCGCAGGCGGCAGCGAAGAAGCCGCCAATGATGCCGTCCGGTTGAGTCGCATTGTTTCCGGAATCGGATGCCTTATCAGCGAAGAACAAATGAGCGATACGTTGGGCTCGGGAGCACTCCAGGGCGACGACCTTCCGCAACTGATGTGGTTCGTATCGAACCAGATTGAGGCAATCGGAAAGATGGCATGGATTGGAAGCGAAGCCGATTACGAATTGCGCCGGCGCGCTCTGGAGGCTGCAGTGAGCAAGAAGGGGGCGAGCCGTGGCTAACACCGCTAAACCGATGGATCTCAATCTCGCGGCCGGCGAGATTTCCTTGGCGGTCGCCGCGCTGCAAGGCATCCGCGGGCTCACGTTGAGCATGCAGATCGGATCGACCTTGGACGAGCAGGATTTCCTCACCCTGATCCTCGACGTCGTTGACCGGGTCGGACAGCGGCTCGAAGTGGCTCATAACGCCATCGGCGAAGGACTGATCGGGCAATTCGATTATCCGATCGACGGAAACAAGGTGTCGCGCGAGGTCATCTATGGCTAAGACAAACACCCCGGAATTTACCAAGCCGCATCCGTTGCTCGTCGATTACTGGGTCGCGCCGGACGATGCCGAGCATTCGACAGTGTGCACGCAATCGATCGCCGACATCACGCGTGCAACCGATGCGATTCGAACGCTATCTCGGATCGTGCACAACAGCATCAGCGAGCCGGCGATGACTCGCGCGCAGCCGTTTGACGACGGAACGATGCGATCGCTGTTGTGCGGCATCGAAGTGCTCGGCCAGTTCATCTTTGAACAGACCGAACTCATGCGCGAGCGCGCCGCCGACGTTGCGAAGTGGGAGCGCGAACAGGGAGGCAAAAATGGCTAACGAAGTCACCATCGATCGCATTGTGACGAAGCCCGAAAAGGTCGGCGAGCGCGGGTCAGGATCGCTGCTCATCAAAGGCGGCGTGCCGCTTCGTACTGCTCTTGAAGAAGCGTCGGTCCATCTGTGCAGCGTGATCTCAATCGCCCGCGGTGCGGCGATGGAGCCTACCGGCTCCGTGTCTCTGCACGGCGCTGTCACACTCGCTGAAATCGCTAAGGCCCTTGTCGATGCGGCCGCCGTCGCAGCGATGCTTGCCACCCGCGACGAGGTGACGAATGGCTAAGCGCGAACTATCCGCAGATTTCCGCCGCGGCGTCGCAATTGCGAACGGGGCGCTCTGTCGCTGGAAGCTGAGCGCCCAGGCGGACATTCGCCGCACCAAGCACATGCCGGAAGAATTCTACGCGTCGCTTGCCGACGCGACTGGCGACATCCAACGCGGGATGATCGAATGCTTTGCGGCGTTCATCCGAGTAGTGATCGAAGGCTCGACGCCGATCCTTGGCAACTGGGATCCGTTGGAAGAGCTCGAGGATGCGGACGCACTGTACGGCGACGGCGAGGTCGACGATGACTGACCGCTACCAGTACGTGCTCATGCCGGCACGAGAAATGGCACCTCGCGTCAAGGAGGGCGAAGCCGTCGTGTTCGATACGCAAGACACACCGCGTCCGCAAGACGATGTGCTTGTCGAGCTCGAGAACGGCAATTTCCTGATTCGATCGCTCGTCAGCATGACGGACTCAGCGTATCGCCTCCGACAATACTCGCCGGCCGCAGTGACGACCCTCGCTCGCGATCGCGTCAAAGCGATCTATCCGATCGTCGGTCGAATCCGCCGGGATCTGATGCGACAGGAGGGCCACACCGATGCGTAAAAGTTTGCGCCGATTGTCGGCGGCAGCGATTGACGCGGCCCTCTTCAATCGCGAATCGGAGCCCGACCTGTACGGCACGACGTGGCTGCCGCGCATCGCGCAGATCGACGGCGAGCAGCTACGTGCTGACGCGCACTTCGACCAGCTCGCTCGCGAGTGGGGCGCTCTCTTCGTGGGATACGCCGATCACGACGCGTGTTTCCGCTTGGCGCCGCACTGGCACATCGAGCGATCAGCAGCTGGTCCCGCGCAAGTTCGCGATCGGTGGGGCAAGACGCGCGCGTTCATTGTGCCGGAAAGCAGCAATAGCCCGTCTGTGCTCGTTCTGCTTCCGCGCTTTTATGTGGCGCTCGATGCGACTGACGACGACCTTACCCGCGTCTCGACGTTCGACCGGCTCGAAGGCCGGCGGATTCGATCGTCGCCCCCACTACGCCGGGAACGCTTCGCCGCCGTGATTCGCGAGCATGAGGAATGGCTTGCCGAGGTGCGCCCGAACTTCCGCGATCCGTTCGCCTACTGGGAGACGCCATGCGCACCTGGATCAAGCGAATCGTGATCGCCGGCTACAACCATGGACACATCAGCGGGCGCGCGACCGCCCTGCTCTTTAGAATTTTCAGATTGAGGAACATATGAATAACGCGGACAAGCGCAGCGTCCATACCGACGCGCTGGAAACCCTCGGCACGATCATCGGGCCGAGCGAGAAGCGCGATGCAATCCATCTGGCCGTCGAGCCAGTGATCGCTGCGGAATACCTGTATCCGGGCAGTCATGTCGCGCTCACGCCGGACGGCAAAGCCTACCGGAGCCCCAACGGCGTCGGGATTGTCGATCCGTTTCTGACGCGCGACGTGTTTTTCAGGGGCGGAAGTTTCGCCCCGCTTTTCTCCACTGGCGTCATCGCTGGGTGCTCGGAGTGACGGGTGGGCGCCGTCACAAACTGAACAGGTCTGCAGCGCAGCCGGCTTTCATGCTACCCAACGCTGCCATATGCGAGCCGAGCGTTCACCGATTAGGCCGAACTTTAAACAGGATTCCACATGAAGCTGACCATCGAAGATCTCGACAACATCGCTATCAACCACGGCGCACACGATTCGCCCGAGCACGGTCATTGCCTGCTCGAAGTGGTTTCCCTCTTTGCCGGCGAGGATTTCAGCGACTCGCCTGCATGCGTTGATCCGATCCTCGCGCAGTTCGGTCGTTCGTGGAACGACGGGATGCGATCGGACGACGAACGCGCTCAGTTGAAGGTGTACATCACCCGTCTCCCCGGAACCAACAAGGGCGACGAGCTTTCGCAAAAGCGCGGCTGGATGGCGATGGACTGGCTCATCCGCACCTACACGTCCACGTGGCTCGCGCTGAATCCCGGATTGACCCATCACGCCGAGGCGCTGAAGGCATTGCCGCCGATTGTCTGCGTGGCTGATTTGCAGGCAGCTCAACCGAAGCTGGACGCCGCATGGGCCGCCGCATGGGCCGCCGCAGGGGACGCCGCAGGGGACGCCGCATGGGCCGCCGCACGGGACGCCGCACGGGACGCCGCATGGGCCGCCGCATGGGCCGCCGCAGGGGCCGCCGCAGGGGCCGCCGCATGTACGAAGCTTGAACCCACCGTCCAGCAACTCCAAGCCAGCGCCCACGACCTCTTCTTGCGGATGATCGATGCGGAATAACTGCCATTGAGGCTTCTTTTCTGATTGAGGATGCGACCGTGTTACAGCCCTATGGAGCTTCAATCGGCAGGACCGAGCAAAACATCAATCGCCGCCTGTCCAGCTATCTCCGCGACAAGGTATGCCCAGCGCCGGGTGAACGGGCCGTTCCGCAGCGATATAGGACGCCCGCGCGCACCGAGAATGCCGAGATTATCGTGCCCCTTTATCTGAACCGTGACATCAAACATATCCGGAGCGGCTGGTGTGAGTTGAACGTCAATTTCGAAGCCTCGGTACTCAATAGTGCGATGCATGACAACCTCCATGGTGTGAATCTCAGCCTAGCACGAATGCAATTCAACCTCCTGACCACCTGAGGACCACTCCATGACCACTCCATCTTTCCTTCAGCGCTGGCGTACCGCCATTTTGGGGAAGCCGGCTGCCGCCGAGAAGATCTCGGACGCTGAGTGGCTTCGGCGATGCGCCGCACGATTCGTCCAGCGCGCCGGTGTCGAGCAACGGATCGCCGATTCATTTGCCGAAGCCGCTTTCGAGAACGTTGCCGACTTCGGCTTCGAGAACGACCCGGAGGGCGCGGCGGATTGCGAAATGTCCTACTGGAGCGAATGACCATGCCGAGTAACGAAGTGCTGACGGCGCGCGTTGCCGACCTCTTGCACCTTCTCAGCTTCGCGACCATTCACGCCCCGTCTGACGGAGACGAGCCGCAGATTCGTCGGGCGCTCCATGACATCAAAGCCATGATCGCTGCCGCCCCGCCCCCTCTCGCGCAGGCAGACGCGCAGGCGGCTGGAATGTTCGTGAAGCGCTCGATATTCGGGCCGTGGATCGAAGTCGATAAGCCGGAACCCGGCGTTGTGCGGCTGTATTTCGGTCCGCCCCCTCTCGTCCCGGCATCCGCTCCTGTCGGGCTGACGGACGAGCAGCGCAGCACTCTCGAAAGCCTCGCGCGCACGTCAACGCCGTACGAGCAGGAAGTGCTTCGATCGATTCTCGCCGCCCATCCAGGACAGCCGGAGCCGATCGCTTGGGAATCGACAACGGTCGCCTATACGAAATACATCACGGACGAGCGCTACCAGAAGTTCTCGCCGGAAGTTCGGAAATGGTACAAGCCGTACCGATGCTCGGCTTGCTCGGAGCCGCGAGCGATGTTGACCGTCGACGAATCGAATCTTCTCGCACGCATCAACGATGCAACCAAGCCGGTCGATGTTGCCGACAGGCATGCAGTTATCAAGCTCGTTGAGCGCCTCGCTGTCTTCGCTCTCATGCCGGAGATCCCATGCGAGTAATCAAAATCGCCACCGGTGGCGCAGTCGGCCTGCTGTTCGGGCTCTGGATGGCCTGGCTTGATGTGAACCTGCTGCAATGCGTTGCGGGCTACGTGTTAATGATCACGCTGCTGTCTGTCGGCGCCTGGGCAGTGTGGGACTGAAACATGATGATCAACGAACAACCGTATACCGACACGCAAATCGCCCGATCGCTCGGGCTGACGCTTCTGCCCCGGCGTTCACGCGGATACGCAGCCATCGGCCTACATCAGCCGAAAGACCCGAAAAACATCGGAGGTGTCCTGCGCGCCGCCGGCTGCTATGACGCGGCCCTCGTTGTGCTGTCTGGGCGGCGATACCAGCGTGCATCGACAGACACGCAGAAAGCGTTCCGCCATCTGCCGGTCATTCAGACCGACGACGTGCTGTCCGCGATCCCTGTCGGTGCCGTGCCGATCGCCGTCGAGTTCACGACAACGGCAACCCCGCTGACGGACTTCAAACACCCGGAATCGGCCTTCTATATTTTCGGCCCCGAGGATGGGTCCGTGCCGAATCAGATCGTCGCGAAGTGTCGCGATGTCGTGTATGTGCCGACAGCGTATTGCATGAACCTCGCCGCCGCGGTGAACGTGCTCCTGTATGACCGGCTCGCGAAGCTGCACCGGGAGGTATCGCAATGAGCAACGTAATCGACTGGAGCAAATACGGTCGCGCACCGAGGCGCGAAAAGCCGGAAATCGACGTCACCTACGCGAGCGACGGCGAGCGCGTCTGGTGCGCAGCGAAGTTCCCGATCGAGCGCTTCGACGACGCGAAGGAAATGATCGAACGGCAAATTCGGTATTGGGAGGATGACGCGAAATGATCGCCGATACTACACGCGAAGGCGACTTGATTGAGCGACTTGATCGCCTCATCGACGCCTTGGAAAAGCAGGCGAATCGAAGCGAGGATACGCTTTGGGACGCGGCGCAAATTGCAAAGTGGCTCGGCTTGTCCAAGACAACAGTCGAGATCCGTGTCGTGACGCGCCCCGGATTTCCTGCCGCTCTGCGTCCGGCCGGCGCAGAACAAGGGCAACGCCGGTGGTTCGCAAACGAGGTCGTCGAGTGGGCGCGCAAGAACCGCGGCACACTCCCGGAGCCGCGTAAAGGACGCCCGCGCAAGACAGTCTCATGAGCTCAATCGAGGCGTGCCGCCAGCTCGGCGGCCGTCTCGTCGTAGTAAATCATGAGCGACTGTATATCCCGATGGCCGATCATCTTCGCGAGAGCAAGGACATGCAGCTTTTTCGCGAGCCTCGTAGTTGCTTCATGTCGCGAGTCGTGAAAATTCAAATCGGCCATTTCGGGATGCTTTTGCGCGACCTTCCCGCGAACCTTTCGCCACAGCGCGTCAACACTTCCCTGCGACACTGGGAAGCAACGCGGCTCGCCCTTAATGCGCGGCAGCCGCTGTAAGAGCTCGATTGCGCGCTTTGATAGCGGCACGTCGCGGGCGTCTCCGTTTTTTGACTTCGGCACGTGCACATACCGCTTCTCCAGATGAACGTTTGGCCACGTGGTGGCAATGATCTCCCCCTGCCGCATACCCGTCTCGATCGCGAGCAAGAAGGCGATCGCGATATATTGCTGAGTCGTTGTGATCGGCCCGATGTCCGTCAGCCCGAGGGCAGTGCACATGATGGACGAGTCGCTGTCCGGAACTCGCCGACGTCGCGGCGGGGGATCTTTCGGCCGCTTAACCTCATGCACGGGGTTGTCGTGGATCCACTTCCATTCACTGCGGGCCGACTCGAACACTGCCGATAGCAAGTTCAGGTCGCGATTGACCGTTGACGTCTTCACAACCTTCAACCGTCTGTCACGCCACTGTGCAATCTGCTCCGGCTTTATGTTCCGCATCAGCTCGCCCACAAAGTCCATCTGCTCCCGGAAGAAGTTGAGCCGCGTCACATTCCAGTCGTGTTTTTCCATCGAAGGCGATACCTTCTCGATGTACTCGTCAAAGCCGTCGCTCAACGTTTTATCGACCTTGGAATAGGCTCGCCGCTGCCCCGCTGAAATTTCGGCCTCGAGTTTTGTTGCCCATGCAACAGCTTCTGCCTTCGTATTAAACGATGCTGATTCGCGTATGCCGCCCTTCGCGACTTCAACGCGCCAGCTACTGCCGCGCCTCCTATACGTAGCCAT